CCACAACTCGCCTAGCCCACTTGAGGCGGCAATCTCTGCAATCTCTAAGTGCATTTTGGCGCTAACTGCTCGCCCCTCTAACTCAAGCATTTCTAAGTTGCCTGAGATGGCACCGCAAATAACACCAACGCCCTCAGAATCAGGCTTAAACCAATTCAGTAACTCTTGCGGTGTTGGATGCTTAGTTTGATATTCCTTCCAAGAACTTAACCCTGGGCGCTTGCTACCATCGTTAGCAACAGGCACTGCAACAATGCCCGCCGATGCAAACCTAAGTGCGGTTGTTAGTATTTTGTTAGTCACTTTTTTCCCCCAAATGCTTCATTCATACCATCCTGCCAATAATCCAACTCACTACAGGAACTGCAACTGCATTACCCATCTGCTTATAACGGTTTGAGTCAGCTTGATCGGCAGTCCAGCCGTCAGGGAATCCCTGCAATCTTTCGCACTCTGTCGGTGTTAGCCGGCGAACTGTTGATGCAGCAATAACGCCCGTAGATTGTTTAGTGCCAGATCTAAGTGTGTGGTGAGTGTCAGAGATTGAGTCGTTATATTCATCGTAGGCTACCGCAACAACTGCCGAAGCCTGCCTAGTATCCAAAGTGTATGCAGGTGCACCAGCATCGCCAATTCCTGTTTTATTCTGAAACTTCTCAATTTCTCTTGCATCATCTATTGGAAATACCATTGGCACATTCCCACCACCTGTTCCCATAAATCCTTGTAAAGTTGGCATAATTTCCTCACTCAATCTTGGCCCCGTTCTCCTGTCATCTTCAATAATCAACACCGTTGCTCTGCTTTCTCCACCGTTATCAAATGAGTTCAATGTTGAACTCACCCCTCCCTCATTCCAAGTTTCATCGTCGTTAATGTTTTGTGCCCTTCTACTTTTAGTAAACCAATTTATTTTCTGCAACATATTGATTGCCTACTCCTTTGTAATCTCTTGCTTGGAGTGCACCAACAATGTTTTGCTCCCCCCCTAGATCACCACCATTACTTCTAAGAGTGCCTACTCCTTCTTGGTAGCCAGCGAAGGAAGATGGCGTGAAAGAATCAACGATCAGGTGACCGCTATTAACATCCTGATTAACTACAGTTGATTTGTGATACAACTCAGCCGGTAAGCAATTTGCTATGAGGTTTCCATTTGAGAGGCGAGAGTTTTCAACGCCGTCTGCAGCTTTTCTGGCAACTGCTTTCCCCTTTTGTTGGCTCTTCGCAAGATACCCTGCGCGGCCTTCGGCGATAGCGAGTATTTCTTGAGGTGCTCGCCCGTTGTCTCCAAGACTTCCGACAATGAACACTCTACGCCTTCGTTGGGGGACTCCAAAGTGTTGAGCATCAAGCACCCGCCACGCGATGCGATACCCGCGCTCAACCAGCGCGTTGATGACTGTTGCCATATCTCGTCCGTTATTGCTGGAAAGTAAACCAGGGACATTTTCGAGGATAAATTCTTGCGATCTTGTTTCGTCAAGGAGTCGGCAGATTTCCCAGAAAAGTCCACTACGCGCTCCATCCAACCCTGCTCGTTTTCCAGCCACGGATAAATCTTGGCAAGGAAATCCACCTGTGATGATTCCATCTGTAGGTTCAAATCCTGCTGCTCTGAGTTGTTCACCTGTTACCCCCGTTATATCGCCAAAAATAGTTGATTCAGGAAATCTTTGGCGTAAAACATCCTGAGCTTTTTTATCAATTTCAACAGATGCAACTACCTTTACACCTGCGCGTTCTAGTGCTAAATCAAAACCACCAACGCCTGCAAATAGTGATACCGCAGTTTTCATTTTTCCCCAACCTTCACAATCTCATAACCTGCTACTTCAATTTGTGTAATGACAAAGTTAGCCATCGTTACAGGTGAGACGGGCAACCCATACTCAAATGCTGCCCACAATGCTTTGGCGATCTCTGCGCGCAACTCAAGATTGGACATAAGCAATCCTCGCCTTAGCAATTTCAATGTAAGCGGCATCTTGTTCAATGCCTATGAAATCAAAGCCCTCAAGAATTGCCGCCTTACCAGTTGAACCACTTCCCATAAATGGGTCAAGTACCGTTCCATTTGGCGGTGTGATAAGTCTGCATAGATAGCGCATAAGGTCGGTTGGCTTGACCGTTGGGTGGAAGTTGGCAACTTTATTCACGCCGCGATTGCGAGGATTATCCCCTCCTGGGTTTCCTTCTTTCCTAGACTCATCCTGTTGCTTTTCCTCAAACCCCTCAAGCCCTTCATTCCTGTCACGCTTTGAAGTCTTGGCGCAATAAAAGAATCGGGCGGCTGAGCCTGAATCGGAATAAGTATTTTGACCGTTATAGCCTCCACCACCAAAAGAACCACCCTTATATTGATTGCCTACATAATCTTCTGTGCCGTAATTCTTTTTCCAGTTGTTACCAGCGTTTGCAGGAAACAACGCCAACACCTCATCGCTTCCATCGTGGATAAAGTTTGCGGGGAAGCGACCTAGTTCTTTAAGTTTTGCTAACGCTTCTTGTTGCGCTGGTGACTCAAGAACGCGGGCGCGGTGGTCAGCATCTGTTTCCCCAACTCGCTGAATTGCCAATTTTGTTATTGGTCTGCCCTTTAGGTTGTCAAAGTTTTCATCTTCAGCGGTAACCCTGCACCCATCAATGTTTAATCCACCTGTGCCGTGAGTGAGGACATTATTTGCAACAGTTCCAATTAGAGGTTTGCGCGCTAACACCATCGGCTCGTGAGCAGGTTTTAGTGCAGTTCCCCATCCGTCCCATTGTTTTGCAGAATTGCTTTTAGGTTTTGGGGGAATGTACCCTTTGACTGGTGGGTTTTTATAAGTTTCATTAACTCTACCTGCAACATTAAATGTTGTGCCTTCATTTTTTAATAAGCCAACCGATTTATCAATCCCCTTGCTAATGTTGTGAGACTTAGGGAAACCCGAGCCATACACCCACATAATCTGGTCGCGGATTTCAAAGCCTGCATCCTCAATGGCAACTGCCATACGGTGATAAGTGCGAGAACCCGAGAAGGCGATTAAGTGACCGCCTGGCTTAAGGACTCGTAACGCCTCGCTCCACATTTCAACGGAGTTGGCAATACCAGTGGAATCCCAACTCTTGCCCATAAACCCTAGCTCGTAAGGTGGGTCCGTGACGATTGAATCCACCGAGTTGTCAGGCATATCCTTCATTGCCGCGATGCAGTCTGCGTTTATTAGTTTCATTTATTCCCCCTAGCGATCGTGGCACATTCATACGCTGCCTTTTGCATAGTTTTTTCTTGAGTCTTTGCATAAGCCTCAATCTCTTTGGCTATCTCCTCGCGCAACTCAGCAAGTTGTATCTCTAAAGTTTTTTCCATTCCCCCACCTCACTTTTTGCTGGCTCATAAAATAGTGGCATTTATCGCCCCTTGCTAAACTCAAAGGTCACATACCAACAGATAAAGTTGATTGTAAAACTTACTTCACTTGAAAAAAAAGCAAAGCCCAAACCCCAACTACAGGATTTGCCCGCGTAAATTGTTATTGTCATAATGCCCCCGTTCGCTTAAGTCTTGCGTGGCGTTTTGGGAATCGAACCCAACTCAACGATCTCTCGCTGCCCCGTAGGTAAACCATTACAACGCCGGTTCTTGGTGTCGAAAGGAATAAGTCACCAAGAGTTTTAGTTTATAGTGTTTTTGCGCCCAATTGAGCTAGTAAGGCTTGAATTGCAGGGTCATTGATGTTGGCACTGGCAACAGCCGGTGCCACTGCAACGGCAGGTGCACCGCCAATGTAGGCATTTGCCTTTGCAACTGCCTCGGCATCGGCCGTTGCATCTAACAAAAGCCACGGTGCGTTCTTGCCAGGCTTTGCAATACCCTGACCGATACGCCCTAAAACCTTTTGACCGATCAAAGGCTTGAGTGCGTTCTTGAGTGCAACATTGAACCACAACACTGAATTGTGTTCTTCGTTTGTGTCAAGGTCAATAAGATTAACCTCGATGGCATCTGCCAAACCGTTAACGGTCTGAATGTTTGCCTTGAACTCGATTGGTGAAACAATGAGCAGGTGCCCATTAAGATCTGCAACCTTTACGGAATCTGAACTGCTCGAACTTGGTGCGATAAAAGCCATTTTGGCTTCCCCCGTTTCTGTTTGGGTGTTGCTTGGTTTTGGTGTTAGTTGTTTTCTAACTCTATTGGTGGCGATAACTCTGCCAACTCTTTTGCGATGTCGTTGATTGTCTTTGCCGGCATCTCGCAAGGGCAACCATCACGCTCACACATTGGCAACGGCCGTATCTCCGTTGCAAGCAACGGCTAAGTCGGTGCTAAACGGGCGATAATAAGGGCAATACATACACATACGGCTTGGCGTTGCAGGTATCAATGGCCACATCGCAGGGTTGGTTTCAACATCTATTGTTGAAAGTAAAGTGTAAACAGAATCTAAACGCTCAAGTGCGGTTAAAGCTGCGCTCTCATCGTAATCAAATAATTCAATGTGCATATCATCTATTTGGCCACCTGTCGGTAAAAAGATAAGGCCAACTTTGTTTACGGTTGCACCCTCTTGTGCCTTGCCGTAACCGTATAACTGCACCTGAGTAATCTGTTGGGCATTGGCACCTTCACTGCGCTTGGCCTTTACGCCAGCAGGTGAGGTTGTTTTCCAATCAAGCACATAACCTTTTTCTTTATCAAAGAGGTCAATAGTGCCTGACAGGTTTGCGCGAATCTTTACTTTGCTCTCAACCTCGTAACGATCAGAATGTTGTGCAAAGATATTTTCTAAAAATGAGTGGATGGCGGTGCC